ATGACAGATGAAGAGCTAAAGCAGGAAATTGAGAAAGTTAAAAAAATGATTTCAGATTATGAAAGTTTGAAAACGGTGATTGCTCCAACTTCTGAAGAGTATGAACGACAGATGAACATTTTGCTCGACAGGCTGGGCAATCTATTGAAGATGAAAGATTAACAAAAAGCCCCTCTTGGGAGGGGTTTTGAAACTATACGATATGGATAATTTACAGGAAAAATTAGCAGAACTGAAAACCTATATAGGGAAAACGGACGAAGAAAGCAAGGCCAGATTCGATTCCTTGTCTGCGGAAATAAAGGCAATGAAGTTGACGGATGAAGAGAAAACCATCTTCAGTAACTTTATGATGCAGGGACTGGAGGATATCAGTAACAGTATGGATGTCATAGAACGGGAATTAAGAATCAGGGAACAGCTAAAAGAGGCTGTTGAGATATTGCCTTTGGCTTATATTGCTAGAAACTACTTTGGAAAGAGTGCATCTTGGCTGTATCAGCGCATAAATGGATATAAGGTGCGAGGAAAGGTCTATACGCTGAATCATGAGGAAATAGGTATCTTCAACCGTGCACTGAAAGAAATAGGAGAAAAAATAGGCTCACTGTCCATTACTGGTTAATGGCTGTTTCTTATGACACCTGATCCCCATGGTTGAGCTGCCATGGGGATTTCTTTTTATTGGATAATGCCGAGAAAATTCATATCTTTGCAGTCACAAGTATGTAGAACATAATTCTTAGTGCTTGGTTTGACTTTGGTGAGGGGGTGGTTCCCCTCACTTTTTTTATATCGGAAATCTTTGTTTATTGTTTAGTATAATGTCTATAAATTGTATGACACCTTTGAGGTTATATTATGTAGAAGCAATGTCGCATCTATATAAACAATTTCATAATGAGTAGAATTATAAAGAATTGTCCATGTACGTTAGAAGTATGGAGTGGTCCAGATGAACCGATTTTAAAAGAATGGAATATGTATTTTAACTGTAAAAATGAAATAAAAGAGTATTTAAACAGTAAACTTCAAGAGTTTAAAGGGAATATGGTAGAATGTTATGTTTATCAACTGCATAAGGGCAAACTTAGTGAAGTATCGGTGTGTTTGGAAGTAAAGTAAAGAAAGTTTCCAGAAGGATATTGAAAAGGCAGCTTATTCGGCTGCCTTAGTTTTTTTTCTTTTGGGACTCATTATATCCTAAATTGCCCCAAATACATATTATGATTTTATGAGAGGATAAAAATATTCTAGTTCAGTTTAAACTGAATAACCCCTATTTTTTCACTTTTAGCTCCTTAATAATGTATTATAGTGTATATACTACATAGAGCAGTTTTGATTTATTCAATTATTTTAATACATTTGTGTCATTAAGTATAATATCAATCGTTGTAGTATGAAAATAAGTATTTTTTCTTATGCATTATTGTGTTTGTTGGGAATTTCGTTGGCTTGTTGTGAATCCAAAGATGAAAACTTAAAAAGTGGAAGTAGTCCAAATGACAAATGGGAATTTGCTTATGAAAAAAATTTTGTAGATAGTTTAGATGCTATTTATAATAAAAAAGAAGGTGTTATAGCATTATTTGGTTATAAAGATATTCCTACTGGATTAAATATTACCAATGAAGACTTTATTGTGAATAAAGGACGAATTATTTGTATAACAAGAGTAAATAAAGATACTCAAACTCTTGATGAATCTATGGCAACAATAATTGTATGTGATTCAACTTTATTCCCTATACGTATTGCAAATAAAGATATAAACATTATTGCATCGAAAAGAGACGAGTATCACTTTGATTGTATTTTTTATAATTTGCAAAAAGATGAATGGATAGAATGCAATAATCTTGAATATAATTTGAAGAATATCGAAGAAGTTTCTTCAACTCGTGCTTTAGCAACAGGAGGATATTCTGAATTTAATCCAAATAGTGTATTAAAAGTAATAAGTATAGCAACTAATATTGTAAATGGAATACGAAAAGGATGGAGCGATGATGTATTGGGGTTCTTTTATGAAAATTTGCAGATTTTAAGCCAATATAACGATGAGGTTGGATTAGCTGTAGGTGTAATTGCAACACCTGGGTGGTTTAAACTTCTTCCCGTAGCTGAATATTTAACAGCGAAACTCGATAAGTTGATTCTAAAAGAAATGGGGAAAGTACATTTTACACTTGAAGACCCTAAGATCATAGACGGAACTACATGCGAAATTTTTTATGAAATTGACGGGCTTCATCAATATGGAATTGTAAATACTGAAATTGGAATGGAAATATATAATAAAAGTGGATATTTCAATTATTCTTCATTAAAATCAGGAAATTATAAAGGTTCGCAAATTTGGGCAAATCTGTCAACTGGTCAATATACAGTCGAACTTTATGTAAGATCTAAGAAATTTCAATGGTTGGAATTTCGAGCTATGAAAACAATTTATATGTTTGAACTTGAATTAGACCATTATGACATTAATCCTAAAATAAAATATGTCAATGATGAAGTAACTTTTGATATTGATGTATATTTAAAGGGAGATAACAATGAATTGAACGAATGGATAAAACGTGGAGTACAATTCGGATATTATATAAAATATTCCAATAATACCCCTGAATATTATCCAGTTGCAAATTTTTCATCAATATTTGAAATGACTCCATTAACATGTAAATTGATTATAAATAAAAATAATTTCCCAGAGGAATATAAAAATTATTCAACTTATGAAGCAATCGCTATAGATTATTATATCGGAACTTATGCGACTTTTAGCAAAGATAATATTACTCATTTGGATGAAAAGCCGATAGACGGTCTTATTTATAAAGAAAAGCCTTTCACCATAACACAAGAAACTATATCGACAACAGAAACGTCGGCTACATTGGTATGTGAATATGGCAATAATTCCTTTTGGAATCTTACATGTGGAGTTGAATATTATTGGAAAGGAAATAAATCTGAAATAGATTTAGGACCTTTAGAAGATGGGGAACACAAAATAACGTTGACTGGATTAAAACCTAGTACAACATACACTTACAGATCGTTTATGAAACATGGGAATAAATATTTATATGCTGATAATGAAAAAACTTTCACTACAAATAGTGGTTGCCACATAGATTTTAATATTGAATATCCCAATTATTCAGATTCCAAAGCGGATGAAGTTGTATGCAGAATTGCCCTCTTGCCTGTTTATGAAAATGAGGATCAACGTAATAGTATAATAAAAAAGTATGCAGTATTATATAAAGACGGGAAAGAAGTAACAAGGTCATCATATGAATATTCAGATAGGATTATATTGACACATGTATTTAAACGTGAAGAATTGTCAGTAGACTATGTGAACTATACTGCTGTACCTAAAGATGGACATTGGCAGGCATCAATGGAATTTGAAAAACTGAATGAAAAAGGGGAAATTATAACTATGCCAACTGATGTTATGAAAGATGTGAATTTGAAATATGACACTAAACCGGTGATGGTAATTTATAAATGTGATATTGGTCGTTGTGATGCCTACCCAGACCCCAATTATACACATGATGAACATCGTTTCTTAATTAAAATGAGTAGTTTTACAAGAGGATCATTTTGGCGCAAGTCTTGGATAGGCATTTCTTCTAATGAGGTTATAGATGGAAAAGTCCATTGGTTTGGAGATGATTTTTCTTTAGGAGGAAACTGGGGAGTGGATTATACTAATAACAATAAACCGAATCAGTTATTGATGGAATTTAAAGACTATAATGGGAATGTTATTAAAAGTAACTCCATACCAATTCAGACAAATGAAAAAGGATGTGTTATAGAAAGTCATTATGATAATACTTCTGAGGTTATATCAAAGTATGGCAAGCAATGGAATTTCTAGGATGACATTTTTTACTAGGAATAATTTTAACGGTATGAGGCTGTCTTAAAAATGAGACAGCCTTTACTTTTGTTGCAAAAATAGCTTCTATTTTAACCCCACAGGGCATAAATACGAAAATCCCATTTTCCCCAGTTGATTGTATAATCCGATTGGAAAATTAAAGGCTGCTTATTCGACTGCATTTTCAAGGTTCTCTCTGATTTGTTGGAGCATCCGGAAAGCCTCGGCCATCTTATAGTTGCCCAGACATTGCTTAGCCTGCATGATACAACTTTCAACAGTAAGTTTCAAATCCGGGGTAAAAGCCGCTTTGTTAATCTGCATTTCTTTTGGAAGTTCATCAGCATGGTTATTGAACCATACGATCATTTCATTCAATTCCTCTTCGGAATAAGATTCTTTTTTTTCAGCCATAATACATAAGTTAATGTTAGTTCCGGCAAAGATAACAAAAAAAGTCCCGACTCATCACGAGCTGGGGCAGTCCAATTTATAAATTTAAAGTCTTATTATGAGGAATCATTATTACGCCAATGTTTTTTCGTCACCAGCCCAACAATAATCAGTACGGTTACACAAACACAGGCAAAACCTATTTGTTTAAGCAGCGTGGATTCTTTTTTCTCTTTTATGGTTTCTGACCGGTTTTCCTCACGGGTATTGGAAGTGGTTTCCTTGTCAGCTTTCACTTCCGTACTGTCTTTGGTTGCAGTTTCCTTCTTTCTATTCTTGCTGAAATCACCTTCTACGTGACCATCAGCCAGTAACGGAGGTTTCCCGGTCAGGCTGTCGGGCGGTTTTCGGGTATCATAGATACGAAAATCAATCACATAGTTACTATTAGTGGTAATGAGTTCGCTCAAAGAAGTACTTGATCCGTGTATGATGTTGACAGATTCACGTGTACTATCTTTCTGTATAATCTCAGTGTCTGAATTGACAGATTTATACGAGCTGCCACATGATCCGAACAACAGGAACAGACACATGAAAGGAGCCAGCAATATGTGCCGGCTTATCCAGTTCATAACTCTAACCAACATAGTCTACAACTTAAGAACTTGCATCCTGTTATTTCCGTCAGCCCGATAACTGACGTGCACCCAAGCGAAGTTAGACTCGTCAATCAATTGATCATAGGGCAGGTTCTTGCGGATATATTCAAATAACAGCTTGTTTTGCTGTCTGTCTCCAGTGTCAATATCAGCAGCTTCCCCCTTCATGTGCTGCGAGGTCTTACTTCCCTTGACGGCCGCATTAAGTTCCGGACAGCGATAACCACTGTTTACTGTTATAGGCTTTCCCCACCATGTGCGTAACGGGTCCAGTACGTTGTCCACCAAGGCAGTCAGAGCAGTCACATGCTCCTGTCTGCATCTGTTATTGATACCCAAGCGGTCAGCAGTTGTTGACTTGCAGAGTTCCGCAATCGTAAAAAACTTCATTTCTTTTCCTCCTTATCTTTAATTAATGTAGCCCTGCGTGGTGGAATACGACGGCCGCATTCGCTGTCGGGCCTGTCACAACGGTTATGTTCGGCATCTTTCAATTGCAGTTCCAGCTCGTGGCACTTATGAATCCATGCCAGCTTATCAGACTGTTCATTACGAAGCTCAACGTATAACGCATCAATCTTGGCGTCACGCTGGGCGATACGTTCTTCCAGCCAGTCAACCTGCTTGCGCTCGTTCTCATCCTCCATTGAATCGGCGGACGCATCCTCTTTCCGTGCGTTAGTCTTGCGGTTCACCCAGAACGTGACACCCCAACGGACAGCCTCCAATCCTCCGAAAGCCCCGATTATAGCCAACCAGTCGTTTAATTCCATTCTGTCTATTGTTTATCTGATTATAATACTACTTCAAAGATATGTCTATTTACTTACGTCATTGTTGCAGAATTACTTAAATCCATTGCCACGATATGACAATAAAAAAGAGCCTGATGACAATATTTATTGCCATCAAGCTCCTGGTTACACTGCAAAGATAGTGAAAACTATTCCATATTCAATCCATATTGAAAAAAATAATCAGGAGCAATATTTCGATTATCCGAAGAAATTAAAGAGTCACAATATTAATAGAAAACAAATAGGAAACATGAAATCTACCGGTTGTCTATAAAATCAGATGTTCTCAAGCCTTTATCAGGAAACATCTTTACTTTTTTCCTTTTCCTTTGAACATTTTTCAAGTCACGCACAATGGTGCTGGAAAGTACCTCCGAATAAATCTGTGTGGTCTTTACGGAAGTATGTCCGAGCAGCTTCTGGACTGTTGTAATCGCAACTCCCTGATGAACCAGCAGGGTGGCACAGGTATGACGGCTCACATGGTAGGTTATCCGTTTTTTGATACCACACAATCCGGTCAGCTTTCGAAGCTGCTTATTCACTTCCGAGTTACAGGGTAGGGATACAAGACTACCTATATCCGGATAACGGTCAAGAATGCCCAATGCCCTGCTTTCAAACAGCAGATGTAACGGCAGACGGATTTCCACCCCTGTCTTGACGGATTTGAAGTACAGCCACCGTTTGCCGTTTACTCTAATGAAATTCTCAGGTGTGAGCTGGCAGAAGTCAGAATAGCGCAATCCGGTATAACAGCAGAACAGGAAGGCATCGAGCACATGGCGCATGGACTTCTCTTCCACTTCGACCGTTTCCAGCTTCTTCAGCTCGTCCGGGGTAAGAAACTCATGTCTGCCTTTCTCCTGTTTGATTTTGTACTTTCTGAACGGATAAGCGTCCGCGTGCATATATCCCTGGTTGATTGCCTCATTGACCAAGGTACGGAGCTGTCTCATGTGCTTGGCTATCGTATTGACCGCATTGCCCTTTTCCCTTAAATATTGCTCAAAATCACGAAGGAATGTATAGGTAAGATCCTTGAAGTCCAATCCGGAACGGAAGTCATTCAGGACCGCCAGTGTCGAGTGCAGGTTGTCCTTGGTGGACTGCTTCTTGTCCGAATTGTCAATGGCTGATTTGGCGAAAGTGGAGAAGCTGACATTCACGGCACTTTTCTTCTTGACAGCATCCTTCAGTAGTGAGAGTGTGGCAGGTATTCC